TGCTCGCGTTTACACTGCTGGCCTACAGTCCAACGAACTTACGTTGACAATGTATGCGAGCTACGCATCAAGTGAGTCTTACGCAACATTGGCACCACTGGTCGGTACACAAATTGCAACCATCATTGTTTCACCAGCTGCACCAACAACACCTGGCACGTACACCGCAACTAACCCGGGCTTTACTATCTCGGGCGGATATTTAGAAACGCTGCCAAGCATGAACGCGTCAATGGGCGAACTAGCCACCATGGATATTGTTATTCGCGGCGGCATTTACACCGTAGACGTAACCTGATAACAACTAACCCGAAAGGTAGCCCGACATGCAATTACGGCTAAAAGTACAACGACAAAACGAAGACGCCTACGAGGTAACCACTAACCTCGCTGTCATTGTTGCGTGGGAACGACGTTTTAAGCGTCGCGCCAGTGACTTAGGCTCGGGCGTTGGCATGGAAGACTTAGCCTTTATGGCTTACGAGGCCAGCCAACGCTCCGGCGTTGTCGTGCCCGCGTCGCTTGACGCATTTATTAACACTATTGAGAACCTAGAAGTAGTGGACAGCGAGCCGGCAACTTTTACCGTGCCGGAACTATCCGGCGACAGTTAGCAGAGCTTTTATTACACACGGGCTGGTGGCCCCCAAGTGTAGACTTTGAGTTACCAGACTTAGCCACCGTTATAGATGTACTTGAAAGGCAGCGTAAACAAAATGCCCGCTGACGCGTCTTACAAGGTTTACGGTATCCAAGAGGCACTAGCTGAGATAAACAAAGTTGACCGTGTTTTACGCCGGCAGATTACTAAAGACATTCAGTCTGGCGCTGGTACTCGACTTGTGACAGCTGCGCGCTCGTTTATTCCGACGGCCCCGCCATTGTCGCGCATGGTTAACGGCAACATGATTAAAGGCCGCGACGGCACGGGTTGGTCACGCGCCCGTGTTCTAGCAGGCATACGTACCGTGGTTGGCAAACGTGGCCAGCGTGCCCGCACTGTAAGGTTCTCTAACGGCCGTACAGCCGATTTTAAGGCGACTCAATACCAGTTGCTTGTACTACAGCAGCGAGACGTTGCCGGCGCAATTTGGGACCATGCAGGCATCAGAGGTGGTGGCCAGTTTGTTACTAATCTTTTGGCTGAAGGCGAGCACGTCGGCCCCGCAGCTGCGCCCCGCGCATTGCAACCAGCCGCCGAAAGTGTGCTACCCGCCGTCGAGGACGAGGTAGACAAGATAGTGCAACGGGTTATGACTATTGTTAACCGTAACCTCGTACAAACTAGGACGCGCTAATGGCTATCAACATTCCCATCATTTCAAGCCTCAACACTAAAGGTTTTGACGCAGCCAAAAAAGAGTTTGCCAGTTTGCAAGGTTTCGGCGCTAAGTCTGGTTTCTTGCTTCAGAAAGCCATGGTTCCCGCTGCCGGCGCGGTCAGCGCATTGGCTGGCGGTTTGGTCTTAGCGGCTAAAGCCGCTATTGAAGATGAACAATCACAAAGGCTTTTAGAAACACAGCTGCGCGCCACGCTTGGGCCTAACCAAGCACTTGCCGACTCTATGGCCGACTTTGTTGACCAGACACAATTAGCTACTGGCGTGGCCGACACTGAGTTAAGGCCAGCCTTAGCAAACTTAATTAGATTTACAGGCGACGCCACCAAGGCACAAGATTTGCTTACGCTTTCTATAGACGCTTCAACAGCAACAGGTAAAGATTTGTCGGCGGTTTCTACTGCAATTGGCAAGGCTTACGACGGGAACTTTACGGCATTAAAAAAACTTGGCGTACCGCTCGACGACAACATAATTAAAACCAAAGATTTTGAGGCTGCACAAAGAGCATTAAACGCGCAGTTTGGTGGCGCGGCAGCAGCTAACGCCAACACGTTTGCTGGCCGTATACAAATACTTAGAACACGTTTTGACGAAATGGTAGAAAGCATTGGTTACAAGGTGCTACCAGCGCTTGGCGATTTGCTTGACTACGTAGACCGACTAATAAAAATTATGGACGAGCGCGGCCTAGGCGGCGTTATTCGTGAACTTGGCGGAAAACTACGTAGGTTTGTTGACCCGTTCCAAGCACTTGAAGACGCAATACTACGCAACGTAGAGCAGACCGACGGTCTTATAGACAGGTTTAAGCAGACCGGGGTAAACATTGTCAACCTTGGCAGTGGTTTCCTTAATTTTGGCGGCAAAATACTTGGCCTTAACTTTAACCTTGGCAAACTAAAAACCGAGCTAGACAAAACTAACGACGGTTTAGCGCTTGCCTACGCCAACACCCGTGCATGGTCAGAAACTATTTTGCAGCTTGACGCAGACCAGAAACGCGCTAACTATCAAAAAGCCGTAGACATTGAACAGCAACGCCTAGCAAACCTAGAGATATCTAAGAGCACTGCTAGCACTGACAAGGCAGCAAAAGCCGCTAAACGTGCCGCAGCCGAGACCGCCAAGCATGCTGAGGCAGTACGCACATTGAAAGAGTCCTACGACAATGCGGTGCAGACGGTTAAAGACAAGTTTGCTCCAGCGCTCATGCGCGCTAATGAGCAACTAACCAAGGCAACCGACAACTACAACGCTTTTTACAACGCAACTGCCGACGTTGTGCGCGGCATATTTAATGTTGGCGACGCATTTACTACAGCAAAAGACAACCAAGAAGCATTTAATAAAGCACTTACGGAACGTTCAGACGCTTACACAAAACTAAGCAAACTTACGGTCGGCACTGAGGCCTACGCCGCAGCATTAGAAGAAGTAGCCCAAGCAGAAGAAAAAGTAACGCAAGCCGAAAAACCTAAACGCACATTTTTTGACGTTCTAGACGACCAAGCCAAAAAGGCTGGCGAACTTGCCACCGGAATAGAAAAACTTATTGCAGCCGGGCTAGACGACCCCGAGCTCTTAAAGTCAATTCTTGCCAGCGGTGCAGACGTAGGCCTAGAAATAATCAAAGGCTTGCTTGCCGGCGGTAAAGCGTCTATAGACCGTTTGCTTGGTATCTCAACAACAATTAATGCAGCTGCCGACCGTATTGCAAAGTTGACTGCCGACAAGTGGTACAAGTCGGGTATTGACCAAGCCCAAGCAATAGTAGACGGCGTTAATAGTGTCATTGCTAATACTGAGTTTCTATTGCGGTTTGCGCTTGACCCGCAAAGCGTCACGGAAATTGGCCAGCAGTTAGACGCAAGCCTTGGCACCGTGTTTGGTGGCGGCGCGGCACCAGCACCTACCACTAACCCGTTTGGCCCGATACTTGGCAGCATTAACGCCAGCCCAAATATGGACGGCAGCCGTGTAAGCACCAGCAACGTAACTATTAACGTCCAAGGCGGCGACCCGAACGCAGTAGTAAGCGCGTTACGTGCCTACATGCGTACTAACGGCAGCGTGCCTATTCGAGTAAGTAACGCGTACTAATGGCCGTACAAAGTTTTGTTGTTGACATAGAAGGCGCGTCTGGTACGCCGGCTATCACGTTAAGCAATGTGCAGAGCATCAACTTTAAGACTGGCCGCGAACGACAGTTAGACCAGTATTCAAGCCTAAGCGGCACCATTGTTGTACGCCAACCATCAGCGCCTAATTCGGTTATTAAGCCCGGTTCAACTGTCAAAGTTACATGGGACGACGGCGGCATATATCGCAGCCAATTTTCGGCCAGCATTTCTAACGTCCAATTTACTTACGGCATACCGTACGTTGGCACTACGGGCAACGCCGACTATTTAATAATTAGTCTTGAAGGCTATCTAGCGCGCTGCGGTAGAAGTAGCGGCGAAAACTATGCAATGGCAGCTGGCACCATTTCGGCGCAAACCGCGGCGGCAACTACGGCCAGCGGGCTTACTATCAACTATTCGAGCAGCGGCACGGGGCCAGACATGGCGGCAACAACAGTAAGCGGCACTTGGGGAGACTGGATTAACAGCGCTTGTATTACAACTAATGGACGTATGCGCGAGGCTTTTAACGGCGTTTCGTTGTATTCCCCATTTGGTGCACAAGTAGCAAACATTAATTTTAGCGACACCACAAATAACGCCAGTTTTCAAGTGTATGACAACATCGAATTTGCTAGTTATGCCGACAACTTTTATAGCCAAGTAACCGTAGACCCCGAGTCTTTTGCAGCTCAGACAGTGCAAACAGGCGTTAAGCCTTTTCGCACGTACACGGTTAACACACTTAACGCGTCCACGTCACAAGCCACCGACTACGCCAACTATCTGCTTA